AGTATAAAGGTAATATCATGCAAAAATTAGAAAAATTATATCGCAAAAACTATACCGGTGAAACAGTGGTTAAAACACTAGTATGGGAAAATAGCCAGTGGCATCCAACCGCTGAATTTGCTCCTAGTAACGTAGTTAACAATCAAATATCTAATCGTGCAGTGGTCATTGGCAATGGTCCCAGCCGCCTAGAGCTTTATCCACAGGGCAATTTGCTCAACATGTTAGCCACACATCGCGGTGGTTTATTGGCTGCAGGCGCATTACAAACTTATGGGTGTAATGCATTATACAGAGATTTTACTCCAGACTTCTTAGTTGCCAGTAATGATATGGCCACTGAGCTAGTCAAAAGTGGCTACTGCGACGATAACATTGTCTACAGTAGCAGTGATGCAGTATTAACACACCCTGGTAAGTTTTATCTAACTCCGCAACAACCACCGTGGGATGCCGGCGCACTTGCCGCTTACCTTGCCTGCTTTGACGGACACAAACAAGTATACATTATTGGACATGATTGCCACACTGAATCTCCATTCCATAATTATAATGTCTATGCCGGTACACCAAATTATCCAGACCTCAACAGTCCAAATACAGAATCATTTTTTATTAAAACTTTAAGTGAAGTAATGAAAACCTACTCAGATGTTGAGTTTATTAGAGTAATGCCCGACGAAAATTGGTATACTCCTGAAGAGTGGAAATACATGTTAAACTTTAAACAAATACACTTTAATGATTTTGTACGAGAAATTGATCTTTAAACTACAGTTTCTAAAGTTTTTATTTTATCAATTACACTGGAGAATTTAAAAGTTCTCCAAACTCCTGGATGCAGGGGTTTAGGATGATCTTCTAAGTGTACCCAACAATACCCACGATGCTCTTTGTTTAATACAGGTACAAATTCTTCATCTACTGTGATTTGATAAGTGTGATATTCAAAGTTTTTACTGTCACTGGTAAATTTTTCTATAGGTATTAGCGTAGCATCAATAATTTTGCCACCTAGCTCTTCGGCAATTTCTCTGGTCAATCCTTCGACTACAGTTTCTCCGGCTTCAACCTTGCCGCCAACCAGACCCCACGAACCGTCGTGCCGATCACCGTTGCGTAATAAAAACAAATATCGTTTTGTTGACTTACAAAAGATTAATGCGCCTGTGCCTATTAGACAACCAGACTCCATTCTCCTGCTTGATATATTCCGTCGTAACTTTTTTGCCATTGTTGATTGAGCCATCTATACTGTATTTCTGTAGTGAGGTTTGTTACATAGTTTAACACATCTGTATGTTCACTGTCAAATGTCACAGTCCAGTGTGAGCCATTGAAGGTAACAATGTCATTGCTATTAGCAACCAAATCTTGTCCATCTAATCCACGCCATGCTAATGCACCTTCGGGGTTAATGAATGCACCAATTGCATGAGTTAACAAATAACTAGTTCCAATGGCCGGATTGGTTAAGTAACTGCCCACGTTCACATGTTGTGGATCGATGATAGCAGTCACCGGAGGTAGTGTGTTGGCCGGCAATGTACTGGGTAAAGGATTGTATATTAGTTCAGAATTATCTGTAGGATTTAGAGCAATAGTTCCAATGATTTCTGATCCAGTGGGTTGTATTAATCTTATTTCACTGATACCATTTACAAAATTACCATAAAGATCTAACACAGTAGGCCAAGCCAATGGCGCTGTAATAATTACATCACCACCATCAAAGTTAGTGTCTACTAGAGCACTTTTTTCCAATAGTTTTAATACAATTCTTGTTGGGCTAGTAGTTGCCAATATTCCATAAGCACCAAAGGTAATTTGTTGTTGTATGGCCAGTGCTTCTAAATTACCTAGATCCTCAAAACTGTTTACCACAGTTTGTATAACGCCCATTTTTTTAACCTTGGCATTGGTACTGATCCAAATTGGTAAATCAAATTTTAATGTAGCAACATCGATTGGTTCTTCGGCGCCAGTGGGTACACTTCTAACAGACCAATTTACATCAGTTAGTAATGCGTAACTCAGGCTTCCCCAATCTACATAATTGTCCGTACTTTGTACTTCCATGGCCGGATTAAATAATTGGCTGATCTGTTCAATAATCTGTAGTTTTTGTTCTGTATTGCTGGTCCAAATGTCCAATTTAAGACTCATTTTATACGGTACTGGCATCAGACGCTCAACACTATATGTTTGCCCTTGATTTTCTCCGTATGTACCTGTTACCGGATCAAACTCTCTTTGACGGATCATCATGCTTTGTACATTGGTAGGATTTTGTAATCTAGTTTGATCGTAATTTAAACTGTCAATGTACACAGCCATGGCCGGCACTGCATTGGTAATGTTTTCTGAATTTTGTCTAATAATTTGTGCCACTTGACGACTAGGGTCACCATACATAACTGGTATGCGTCTATATGTTATACCACCAGAACTGTCAGTGCCAAACTGTACATAGAAGTTTGATACCATGCTGATAAATTGACTAATGAATCGACGGATTTGACCATCGTAAAAATAATTTGAAGGGGCGGTCATGTGTTGTCTGCTTTAGGAGTTAGTGCGTTGCTGAGACTTTGTTTTTCTGGAACTGTAATATTGCTCTTGGTAACAAATGTTTTGGTGTCGTTTACAAAACTACCCAACAAGGTATTATTGTTACTGCCTTGTACCAAGCTGGTGCGTTGGACAGTATTAAATACGATCCAGGCAGCACCAGAGAATCTAAACACACGATTTGGCAAGTAGTCGGTACGCATAAAAAAGTCTCCAACGTTTGGACTCCGTGGAAAACTAATACCTGCACCCAGTGGCAATCCATTTGGTGCCACACTATCTCCACCTAGGTAAGCTGGAATTGGAACAGTTGGACTAGGTTGTCCTTCGTCGGCAGTATCCACGCTATCATCTGCGGTGTTGTGAGTATTATCTGCATTGATATCGCGAACATTGGCCAAACTACCATCTGGGTTAGTTGGAAAATCGTACAATGTACTGGTGTCGTAACCAGATTTTGGAACATCCTGTTTGGCTTTGGCTATCACTGAATCGTTCATGGCCAAGTTTTTATCCAAGGTACTTAATATCTGTTGTGTGGTAGTACCAGCAGTACCAGCCACAATACTTTGGTATATCTGACTGTACTCTTGACTGTCCACTAATGGATTTAATCTTACACGCCATAGGTGCGGCCACCAAGTTGCACTAAATCCTTCTGACGGCCACGATGCATCACTTACACTATAAAATCTTTTAAGTGCCGCAGGAACATCTTGATTGAGTGCGTCAAAGTCCGTTAAGTGTTGTAATTCTAATACATCACCGGCCATGATCTTACGACCAATCATGTCAACCATATCCCGCAGGTGGAATGTCATAAAGATAGTGCCAGTTTGTAAAAATAATCCAAATTGACTCAAATCAAAATCTTGATCCTGTCTTTGGTAAATGCCACGCATGGTATAAATTGAATCGTCATAGGTACGATCGCGATTTTCTTGCCAGAGCAAGTCTTGTATGTTTTGTTCGCTTTGGTTTATATAACTAGGCTGACTAGCATCAGTACTAAATCCCACACTGACTCCCGATGCCACTGCCTGTGTGGTTGATGTACTTAAAGTAATGGTTGTGGAATTTTTGGCTACAACTGTGGCATTGGCTGGTATGCCTGTGCCGGTGGCAATGCTACCAAGATCAACTGTGCTGGTATTGGCAAAATTTAATACTGTGCCAACTGCGGTTTGTGCTGAATTAGTAGTAAGTTTTAGTCCACCTGCTTGTGGGCCAAGGTATTTGTGTAGCAGTATTCCAGTACCACCAATGGTAAACATCTCCGAAACACGGCGATCAAAAAACTTATAATCATTGGTATGTTTACCATCTTTCCATAAACTAAGGCGACTCAAAACTGTTCTCCACTAATAATTAAGTATTTATGGGATTTGACTGCCAATAAGTTTTATAGTATAATTATAATATATGGACTTAGACATTAAACAACGCCTTGATGATACATTTTTTAATATTATGCGACTGCCATTGGACGCAGAAAAGGTCAGGGACTTAAGAAAAATATGGAAAAATTGTAGCGAAACCTGGAAAGAAATGAGCCAGGAAGACGTAGCATGTCGTAGATTAGGGAGAAAAACCCCCAAATATTTAGACTTAGAAACCGAATTGAAAGACGGGTTAACCCTGTTAGAGCAGTATTTGACCTTTGCTAGTCTTTTGAGTTGACCAATAAATCTTATCGTGCTATAATAGTAGTTTAGTGCTAATATTGGAGGCAGTATGCAAGCCCGCAATTATGTAAGTAAATACAAGACTAAATCCGCAGGGTTTAGCCAATATCTTAAGATACAAGCCACAGAAAAATGGGTTGAGTATATGTTGGATATTACGGATATGAATAAAATACTAATGACCAGTGATTTTAATACTAAAATGGATTTATTAGAAGCACTGACTGTAGCCGAGCGTAAACGTGATTATATGTACCGCCATCCAAATTTTGACTTTGCCAAAGCCACCCAATGGTATCAGTTGGCCCGAGATTTGCCAATGGCCCAGGCGCCAATTAAAAAAATAAAAAGGAAGTAAAATGAAACTCAACGGTAAAACAGTAAGAGCCAAGGTTAAATCTACACGTAATCCATTATTTGGAGACGAGAAGTATGTAGGCGGTGAGCCAGCGTGGGACAACGAACGTGCTCTTAACATGTCCGGAGAAGATTTTGATCACTTCCTGCGTAAGAGTTTTTACTACTACAATTATTTTTACACTCAAAAGGATACTAAAAAGTATGTTGTTGAGTGGTTAAAAACCAACAAAGAATTCAACAAAGACGAAGTACGGGCATTTGAGCGTAGTTCAGACCGCGCAACATCTATGACAGTACACAGTTTAATCATGGCACATCGACGAGGTATGCCCTTACGTGAGCATCACATCAAGTTTATTGACGAACAAATTGAGCAGGCTATCACAGGTGCCGGCGCAGAAGTTATAGAAGTAGCAGTTGCAGAAGTACCTAAAGCCTATGTCCCTACAATACAAGATCGATTAAACGAAAAAACAGCAGACACCATTGGCGAACTCGAAGGGCACTACGATGAGTTTATAAAAAATCCTAAGTATCAATTTAAGACTTATGACTTTTTAGTAGCTAACAATGTGCCACAAAGCCAGCTTACCAAGTACGAAATATTATTCCAAGCCCGATTTGATGAGCTTAAACTAGCATTTTCAAAAACAGATGAGCAGTTGACTGAAGGATACGGCCATTACAAAACAGCAGACTATAAGCGTATCATGGCTTTTATAGATCAAATCTTAAACGATATTATACAGTACCGTGGAGTTAAACGAGCCACTAAAAAGGTTCGTGCGCCACGTAGTATCGGCAAAGAAAAAACGGTGTCTAAACTTAAATACGCCCGGGAAGATAAAGTTCTTAAATTAGTCAGCATAAACCCAGCGGACATTGTTGGCTCACAAGAGCTTTGGTGCTACAATACTAAAACTAGAAAATTAGGAAAGTATGTAGCTGACAGTTTAACAGGCCCACTGGGAGTTAAAGGTACTAGTATAACGGGCTACGATGAACATAAATCTATAACTAAGACTCTAAGAAAGCCCGAGGAAAAGCTCAAAGAGTTTGCCCGTGCTACTAAGATAGAATTGCGTAAGTTTATGGACGGTATTAAAGCCACAGAAACCCTGTTAAACGGCCGTATAAGTGTAGATGTGATACTACTTAAAGTGGCTTAATACCAGTCGGTCGGTTATAAATACATTATAACGGATCGGCACCATGGCAGAATATAGCATACCAGGCATTACCCCATCAATCGACGGTAATCTAACCACACACGGTAGTTTACCGACTAAAAGTCTTTACAATCCAAATACCGGCACAGGCCCAGGGCCCATTCAGTTTGACCCAACAACCTTACCTGCCCCAGATGCTCAACGTGCGGCTATCATTGACTATGTGCGTATGCGTCTAGGTGATGGTATAGTTGATGTTGAGCTAGAACAAGAACACTACAAAATGGCCATCGATCAGGCCCTGGTCAAGTATCGTCAACGTGCTGCAAATTCCACTGAAGAATCATATGCCTTCCTAGACTTACTTCCAGAAACACAGGAATACATACTACCCAAAGAAGTTCAAACTGTTCGTGGTGCTTTTAGACGCGGTATTGGAAGCGTATCTGGTACAACTGCCAGCCAATTTGAGCCATTTGCATCGGGTTATTTAAACACTTATATGTTGGTAGCCGGTCGTGTAGGCGGACTGACTAACTATGAATTGTTTGTTGACTATCAAAAATTAGCCATGAAGATGTTTGGCGGATTCCTTAATTATACCTTTAATCCCACTACCAAACGCTTGGTTATTGTGCGTAAAATGCCACACGGTTACGCCGGCAACACCAACGACTCCGGGCAGAATCCCTATGAGTCGGTGTTGCTTTGGATTTACAATACCAAACCAGATCAAATGATCCTGAACGACACTTATGCATTTCCTTGGATACAAGAATATGCTTACAGCTTTGCCAAACGCATTCTGGGACAGGCCTACAGCAAGTTTTCGCAGATTGCAGGACCACAGGGAGGAACACAGTTAAACGGTAGCACAATGGTACAAGAAGCACAGGCCGAAATGGAAAGATTAGAATACGAAATTGTTAATTATGTGGACAATGGCACTCCATTAACCTGGGTCACTGGCTAAATAACATTATGATTGGAGAAATAGTAATATGAAAAGCTTTCGCGAATATATCAATTTAATTGAATCTGTAAGGAATCAATACAAAGTTATTTTTGTTGATCCCACCGAAGGTTCAAAAGTAATAGGCCAAGTCGGTAACTTGGCAGACGCTAAAAAAATTATTAGGGACAATTTCAATGAAATATATGATAGTGGTGATAATTTAAGAAAAGTTGCACCAAATATTTTCGTTCTTGAAACAGATTATCGGAACACAGGCGAGCGAGCTTCTTCTGATAATTATAAACACATGTATCACTGGATTATTCAATAATATATCTCGGGTCACTGGATAGTTGACCAGTTGACATACTATAATATCTATGTAATAATGCTCTGTAACAGGAGCATTTTTTATGACTAAAAAATTAATT